ATATAGCCTTTCTTTTTTATGAACAACACGTACAGAATGCACGTATCTTGCCTATATTAAGAGATGTCAACAGGATTGTCAAGCCCTATACAAAAAATTTTTTATATTGACACCTTCTTAAAATTGAGTATAATAACTGGTGAAGCATCAACTTTGGAGATTAATATGATTATCAATACAAAGTATGACATTGGGCATACCTTCTGGGTTCCCCGTTCCATTAATGAATATGTTAACACAGAAGAACTTCATTATGAAGGAGAAGTTTGGAAACGTGAAGTTTATGAATTTCATGGATATGCTAAACAAAAAAGAATCATGGCAATAGAAATTCGCACATATAAAGATCAAGATATAATTATAATGTGTGGTTGTGAAAATGTTGATCAGAATCAATCTGATCTTTTACAGTGGTATCCAGAACACCAGATTTCAAATCATACGGAAGAAGAAGCATTAAAAATTGCTGAAGAGTATGCTTTGAAAAAAGAAGAATATCGTGGAAATTAATACTTGACATTAATAATCGGTATGGTAATGTGACCAAATCAACGGAGGTTCTCATGACTAAACTTTATATTGATTTTCATGATGCTGCTATCAACACAATTGTCGGTTCTAATTACAAACTTAATCAGTTTGTTACATGGGATGATGAAAAGACATTTTTTGTTTATGAGTTTGGCACTGATCAACGAGTTTGTCAGGTTGATCGTTTCACTATAGAAATTCCCTGTGAATTGTATGATGCTAAACTTCATGCAAAATCATATTTTGCTGATTTGTTTCATTTTGATGATTTGTTTAAAAGGAATGTGGCATGACAAAGAAATTAGTTATGGTAGACGTTTTGTCTCAATTCCGATTGAGATATGTTTTTGAAGTAGAAGATGATATTGATCATGCTTTGGATGAATATGTTTCTAAAGCACATACATTAGAATTAAAAGAATTTAGCCAAACTCATTTAGAACCAACTGTAATTATTGATCATCGTGAAATTACGAAGGATGATTATTTTGATATTTGGGAAAAAGATAATGATTATCTAAAAGAATGGGATGAAGAAAAGAAATTAAGTTATATCAATGTAATTGATTATGAAAAATAAAAAGGGGAGCCGAAGCCCCCCTTAGTCTTAGGTAGGTAAACCCTACTCTTATTATTACATAATGTTATTAACAATAACTCTACGATAGTATGCGTTAGTGTTTGAAACAATAGTACCGTCTGAAAGATCAGGTGTACCCTGTACTGAACGTGCAAATGGGTTTGCAACCATTCCGTAACGAGTCTTAAATCCAATCTTTGGCTGGAATGTATCTTGACCAACTGCACGAACCATCTGAAGTGGTACGTATGGGCAATAGAAGATACCAGCGTCGAATGCATTTGCACCCTTATAACCAACTGTCATATAGTTGCCAGTTGTATATGGATCAATGTATACTCTGAAGCGACCATTGAGAACACCAGCGAAAGTGTTACCAGTGTCATCAACCTGAAGGTTGTTGCTATTAAGAGCAGGAGTGTAGTCAAGAACACCAGCCATCTGAAGAGCAGAAGCTACGTCTGAAGAACAGATGATGATGTTACCCTTGCCACGACGAGTGTCCTTAGCAATCTGGTTGGCTTCACGTTCTACTTGGAACATAAGACCCTTGAACTTTTCTACTGACCAACGACCATTTGAATCTGTATCAAGATCGAAGATACCAGCAGTTGTAGTACCTGTCTGAGCACCTGAAACACCTGAGAGGTTGATTGTACGAACAACTTCACGGTTAATTTCAGCAAGGATTTCTGACTGAAGGATATTAGCCAATTCAGTCTCTGCATCAAGACCATGAACTGACTTCAAGTCTTGTGAGAGTTCCATAGTATATTCTGCCTTAAGCGCACGGCTACGAGCAGTTACTGAAACCTTGTCAATTGAGAATGCCATTTCTGGGAATGTGTTGTCTGAACCAAGACCTTCTGACTGAGTAGTAGTCATACCACCAGCGAAGTTATAAGCAGCAGCACCAGAAGCAACAGCAAATGCACCAGATGTACCAGTGTGTGCGTTACCAATTGTGTTAGCACCAGAAGCAATTGTTGACTTGCTAGTGTTAACTTCGTCATAGAATGTTTCAGTACCCTTAACAGTTGAGTTAGCATACTGTGAACGCATTGCGAAGATAAGTCCAGTTGGACCAGTCATTGGCTGAACGCCGCAGATATCATAAGCAATGAGATTTGGAACTGAACGGCGAATAAGTGAGATGAGGATTGGATCGTAACCAGCTACGCCAGTACCACCAGCACCACCGTAACCACCAGTACCAGCTGAGTTTACAGGTGACTCAAGAAGAGTCTGTGGATTGAAAGCTGCTTGCTCACGGATAGCCTTCTCAGTGTTTTCAAGAAGTTGTGCAGTTGTATTACGACGATGCACATCCTGAATCTTAGGAAGGTCTGGGTGCTCAAGAAGAGGCTTCCACTTTGCAATTAATTCTTCATTTAGAACGTTCATTTTTTTCTCCTTTAAGAAGTTTATTTGTAATATTATTTATAAATTGTTACTTTTTAATTGTTTTTGAAAGCGAAGAAACATACAATTGCATACTTGGGTCCATACCTGAAGTTTCCTTCACTTCTGGCTCCTCAATGCTTTCGCTAAGAAGTTGGTCTTCAACAACTTTAACTTCATTCTTAGTTGAGAAGTATGTTTCTTTTATAATGTTTGCCTTCTTGCGAAACTCATCAGCATCAGAATAGTCTACAGCTTCTACAAGCTTAGTGAACTTATCCTTTTGAGTTGAAGTCATTCCTTCAGAAAGATTATCTGAGATTTCTCTCACTTCCTTTTCGTTGACAATCTTTGAAAGCTCAATGTTGTCAGCAACTGCTTCGTTAACTTGTTCTTCAAGTTCTTCGATACGTGCAGCCATTGATTCAACAATATCAGCCTTGTCATCAGGAATTTCTACATAATGCTCTTCAAATAAATCCTTCAATCCAGTGAGGAATGATTCAGTTACTTGAGTGCGAATATTGTTTTGGACAGCAAGCTTGTTTTCTTCAATCCACTCTGCTACAGCATAGTTTAGATATGCATCAACGTTTGCCATCATGTCAGTCTTAATTTCTTCATAAGACTCTTCGATTTTCTGCTCATAATCTTCTTCAAGACGAGCAACTTCAATACCAACTCTTGTTGAAACAGCTGCTTCAAATAGAGTGCTTACCTTAAGTCTGAAATCTTCTGATAGATCAGTTGAGTCACCAAATAGAAGAGCAAGGTCTTCCTTTACTGACTGCATTGAATCACCATTAGCCTTTGACTTAATAGTAGCCATATTCTTTGCAGAATTGTCACCAGTAGCTAGATTGGCATTGTTATTGAAAATTTCGTCGTTCTCTGGAACACCCATAGAAACCATTACTTGTGAAAGATCATCCTTATCAAGCTTTGATGCATAAGCAACCATTCTTGAAATTAGATCAGAGCGTGAAACGCCAGTAGGCTTTGAAGCAATTGAAGCTTGATTGGTCGCAGCGTCTGCAGCCTCATCAAGAACAATTTCTTCAACGTCTTCAATATTGTTTAGTTCATCAGACATTATTTTCTCCTTAAAATTTTGTATGTAAATTATTTATGATTTTTGTAAATTTGAAATGAGATGTTCAAAAACTCTCAATTTTGCGTCTTCTAATTCTCTTTTTGAAGGCTTATTAATTACCTTTGCTGCAGCCTCTTCAATGAATTCTTTTGCAGCTTCAAGCTTCTGAGCCTTGAGAACACCATTGTCCCAAATCCAATCAACGCCTTCCATAATGCCATTTACGAATGCATCTGGAGCGGAAGGATCAGCAACAATGTCAGCTGCAGTTGCAAGATAGAAATCATCTTGTACAACATGTACACCGTTTACTTCTGCGATAGAACCCATACCTCTTGTAGAAACACCAAGTTGAACACCGCTCTCAATAAGATTACGGGCAATAGTTCCCATAGGAGTATTTAAAATCATAGCCTTACCATAGAAGTCATTACCTTCTTGTTTTAATTCTACGATACGATGTGAAACTCTATCTAAATTAATAGAAGGACCATCTGGATGACCTAATTCACCCAATGCTCTATTTTTATTAACATATTGTTCTGTATAACGATTAACTTCACGAGCAACAGATTCGCACTTGTACATACGACCATTTCTGTTTTTTTGT